GCCAACCGCGCAGCCCTATCTAAAGCCATCAAGATGGCCCACCGTGAAGGTCGCTTCGTTGGCGCAAAAGTATTGAGGTAACCCATGCCACTTAACCAATTCCCGCAACTAGCCGGTCAAGGCTTTCTCAGCGAAAAGACACCGATCTGGTCAACACAGGTTGCGGAATCGGTTTCGGGTCGCGAACGTCGGCGTCAGGTCTGGTCCTATCCTCGGTGGCGCTTTCAAGTCGGCTATGAGTTTTTGCGGGACACCCCCACCAAGGATGAAATTGATCAGATGTGGGTGTTCTTCAACACTAGCGCCGGTATGTACGCGGAGTTTGGCTATCTGGATCCCTACGACAACGCCGCAGTTGATATGCCGTTTGGAACAGGTAACGGGTCCACAACTCAGTTTCAGTTGAGCCGGACCACAACGTCAGGCGGTCTGTCGTTCACCGAGCCCATGTTTGCGTTTGTCGGAAACCCAATCATTTACAAAGCTGGCGTGGTGCAAAGCGCCTACACAATCTCAAACGGTCTGGTCACCTTCACGACGGCACCGGCAAATGGTGCGGCGCTGACGTGGACCGGCCAATACATGTTCCTTTGCCGGTTTGAAGAAGATAGCATTTCCCCTAGACAGATGATGTCTCAATTCTGGTCGCTCGACGGCGTTGCATTTAAGTCGGTAAAAAAACCATGAAGAACGCATCACCCGCTCTAATCGCATTGCTCAACTCGGGCACCGATTTCCAGTACGCGGATCTTTGGACAATCACATTATCAGGCGGCACCGTTATTCGCTGGTCAGGTTCCGACAAAGCGATACGGGCAAACTCGCAACTTTTTTCACTTGGCCCGTTGATCGAACGCACCACCATCGAAGAGAAGATCGGTTTGGAAGCGGTGTCTATGGATCTCACCATCACAGGCGACAACAACGACACCATCAACGGCGTACCGGTGATTCAGTTTATTGCCCAGCGCGGCTTTGACGGTGCAGTTGTTAAGCTGGAACGGGCGTTTTTCCCAACATGGTCGGATCCGGTTACCGGAACCATTCTTCGGTTTGGTGGAAAAGTAACCTCGGTTAATGACATCAAAGGTGAATCCGCACAGGTCACTGTTTCATCGTGGCTGATGCTTTTAGACACGATGATGCCTTCAGATCTCTATCAGGCGTCGTGCCTTCACACCGTTTACGACAGCGGTTGCGGTCTCAACCCAGCGGACTTTGATGCTTCGGGATCCGCAACATCTGGAAGCACCACCACCCTGATCAATAGCGGTTTGAGCATGACGGCCAACGATTACGCGCAAGGCCGCATCGTCTTCACGTCGGGGCCTAACGCGGGCGTCCAGCGTGGTGTCAAATCCAACACGACATCCGGCATTACCGTTGTGTCACCTTTCCCGTTCGCTCCGGCGGTTGGCGACACGTTCACGGTCTTTAAGGGCTGTGATCGAACCCGTGGGACGTGCCTGAGTAAGTTCAACAACCTTCTAAACTATAAGGGTACGGACTTTGTTCCTGTCCCCGAGGCGTCTTTGTGACCCGAGAAGACGTTGTTCGAGAAGCACTGACGTGGGAGAGAACCCCCTATCATCACCACGCTCGAATCAAGGGCGTGGGCGTGGATTGCGCCCAGCTTCCGGCGGCGGTCTACGAAGCTGTCGGCCTGATCCCGCATCTATCGCCTGAGTATTCCGAGCAATGGATGATGTCTCGCGATGAAGAACTCTACCTAAGCTACGTCTTTCCCCATGCGCGGGAGATCCAGCGGGAAGAGATCCAAGCGGGCGATTTTGTAATTTGGAAGTGGGGTCGCACGTTTTCGCACGGGGCGATTGTTATAGACCCCCCAATAGTGCTACATGCTGTTATCAGTGCGCGGGCGGTAATTCGCGCAAACATAGACGAACAAGAAGAACTGAAGCGGCGACCCGCACGGTTCTTTACCGTTTTTAAGGACTGACCAATGGGTTTCGGAACAGCATCTATTTCGTCCCCAAGGATCAACCAGCTTTCGATTCAATCTTCGTCTCTGGGCCTTCCGATCACGCTCGGCTGGGGAACCGGCCGCGTTCGCTGTAACTTGATCTGGTACAACGATTTTAACGCCATTTCCCAAACCACAAGTTCCGGTGGTAAGGGCGGCGGCGTCAAGCAGACGTCTTACACCTACACAGCTTCGATCATCATGGGCCTGAGCGCCGGAGAAGTTCTCGGGGTCCCAACGATCTACCGCGACAAGGACGTCTTCAGGGACAACCTTTATGTGTATAACTGGGACGGTGACGACTACGGCTACGGATCTCAAAGCGCGCTTCAACAGGCCGGTTTGAACCTTGCTTCGGGGTCAACCACCCAAACACCGTGGGGGTATCTGACATCAACGTATCCCGATCAGGCGCTTGCCTATCGCGACATCGCCTATCTTTACGCTGAAAACTACCCGCTCAACGACAACGCGGCGCTTCCCAACCACAGCTTTGAAGTCAAATTTGCAACCTATGTTGTAGGAAAAGATGACGCGAATCCTAAAGATGTCGCAGTGGATCTTCTCACCAACCCCAATCATGGTTTGCCTGGTTGGACGTCGGGGCTGATCGGGGATCTTTCAAACTGGTCAAATTACTGTTTGGCTAACAACCTTCTGATTTCACCCGTCGTGGACAGCGCCCGCGCTGCGCGAGATCTCATCAACGAATGGTGCGAAATCAGCAACTCGGCCGCGTTCTGGTCGGAGAATCTTCTTAAAGTCGGCACCTTTGGGGACGGAACAGCAACCGCCAACGGCGTCACCTACACGCCGGATCTGACGCCGATTTACGCTTTGACCGAAACCGATTTTATTCCACTGGAAGATACGGTTCCGGTGTCTCTTGAGATTCGAAATCAGGCGGACGCTTGCAACATTGTTCAAGTTGAGTTTCAGGACCGCGCCAACCAATACAACGTCGCCATTGCGCCGTCACAGGATCTTGCGAACATCAATGAGTACGGACGGCGCAAGCAGGATCCGGTAAGCTGGCACTCAATTTGTGACGCATCAATCGCACGTCAAGCTTCGCAGCTTTTGCTTCAGCGGACTCTTTATCGCCGCGAGATCTACAGGTTTAAGCTTCCATGGAACTTTGTTCTTTTGGATCCGATGGATTATGTGTCGCTGACAACAACAACGGATCAGCTAAAGCTGACCAACCGGTTGGTTCAGATCACTGGTATTGAAGAAGGCGAAGATGACTGCCTTTTGTTTACGGCTGAAGGTGTTGACGCCGGATCCGGATCTTCGCCGCTCTACAACGCTTATTCTGGAAGCGCGATTGCGGTTCAAACCCAGATGATTCCAGTGCCGGTGTCGGCCCCTGTTCTGGTGAACGCCCCGAGTTCGTTGACAGGTTTGGATCCCGAAGTCTGGCTGGCGGTTGCCGGTGCAAATGCAAACTGGGGCGGATGCCAAGTTTGGATCTCGGCCGATGGCGTTACTTACGAAAACGTGGGAACAATTACGTCCCCCGCCAAGATCGGCGTATCGACCGCGATTCTTCCCGACAGTACCAGCCCCGACACGACCAACACGCTTAGTGTAAACATGAGCCTGAGCGGTCAAGATCTGATCAGTTCGTCTTCAAGCAATGCCAACTCGGGTGCGACATTGTTCGTTCTCGACGGCGAGATCATGACGTATCAGAACGCAACGCTGACATCGGCCAACAATTACAATCTCACGACGCTACAGCGCGGCCTCTACGGAACGACGCACTCTTCTCATGCGTCCGGATCCAAGTTTGCCCGTCTCGACGATGCCATCTTTAAGATCTCATATACGAGCCTCAATTATGGGGACACGATGTATGTGAAGCTTCCGTCTTTTAATTCCTTCGGCCTTGCAACCGAGGATCTTTCAACGGTGACGGCTTACAGCATCAACCTACTCAACGGCACAACCGCTGTTGATTGGCGCGTTGTGGCTGACGAAAAGACCATCACCGGATTTCTGACCAATGAAAGTCACACGGTTGCTTCGGAATCGGACGGCACCGGCTATAGCCTGACGGGTGCGGGCGGCAGCTTTACGATCTATTACGGAACAAGCCTTGTTTCCTCTTCATCGACGTTTTCCGTTGTGGGCTCGGCCACCAAGAACGGCTTGACCATTTCGATAAATTCGGCGGGGGTTTACAGCTTGTCCGGCGCGTCTTGGACCACCGACACAGAAACCTTCACGCTTCAAGCCGTTTACGGCGGTGTGACAATTCAAAAAAGCTATTCCATTTCCAAGTCGAAGGCTGGTGACACGGGCACGGGTGCGTCGGTCTTAACTTTGACGACTACGGCTCAAACTTTCAGTTATGACGGAACCGGCGCGGCCAGCCCGAGTTCCCAAACAGTTACTTTTACCGCCAACTTGCAAAACCTCACGGGAACGGCCACTTTTACCGCCACAGGTTACAATGCCAGTGGCGGCAGCTTGGGCGCAATAACCCTTGGTGGATCCGGTAACACCCGCACAATGACGAACGCTCAATTTGGGGCGGCGGCGTATGCTGTGGTCACGGCCACGCTTTCCGGATTCTCAGACACCACAACCGTCGTTCGCTTACAAAACGGAGCCGCCGGTTCAAACGGTTTGAACTCGGCCACGATCTACCTTTACAAGCGCGCAACATCCACCCCAGCGGTTCCTTCCACAACCACAACCTACACGTTTGCTACGGGTGTACTAAGTGGGACACTGGATGGTTGGACGCAAACCATTCCTGCGGGAACGGATCCGGTTTACGTCACTCTCGCAACAGCGGCGTCTGCGGCGGCGACCGATACCATACCAACTACCGAATGGGCGACCCCCAACATTCTTGCTCAGAACGGTACTAGCGGCACGAACGGCCTTAACAATGCCTTTGTTTACCTCTACCAGCGGGCCGCAACCGCACCCGCAGCACCGTCGGGCACGTTCACCTACACCTTTGCGACGGGAGTTCTTTCGGGTGGGACGCCGGGCTCTTGGACCCAGACGATTCCAACCACCAACGGGAATCCGCTTTGGGTTATTGTGGCAAGCGCAAGTTCCAATACCGCGACAGATACGATTCCGGCGTCTGAGTTTGGATCCCCTAGTGCGCTTGCACAAGACGGAACGAGCGGAACCAATGGTCTGAATGTGGCCCGCATAGACATTTACAAGCGGTCGGCCACGACCCCAGCCCTGCCCACAACATCCGCCACCTACACTTTTGCAACAGGCGGCCTCACCGGTCAAAACAACGGTTGGACAACGACTGTGCCCACAGCGGACGGTAACCCGCTTTACAACAGTTTCGCCACAGCGGCGTCTGCGGCGACCACTGACACAATCGCCAACACTGAATGGGCTTCGCCCACCATCATGTCTCAAGACGGCAGTTCTGGAACCAATGGCTTAAACAACGCCTTGGTTTATCTTTATCAGCGGGCGGTAACCCCACCCGCAGCACCGTCAGGTACGTTCACCTATACGTTTGCAACAGGTGTCCTGTCGGGCGGAACGCTAGGCTCTTGGACCCAAACGATTCCCACCACCAACGGGAATCCGCTTTGGGTTATTGTGGCAAGCGCAAGTTCTAACACCGCAACGGATACGATTGCGGCAAGCGAATTTTCGTCACCCACAGTACTGGTTGAGGACGGAGCCGATGGGGTAACGCCAGTTGTTCTTAACGTAACGCCTTCAACAACCACCGTTTCCTGCGATTACCTTGGTAACCCAAAATCGGCCTCACTACCGGTTCAATTTTTGCTGTCGGTAAAACAGGGTATCGCCAATGTTACAAGTTCGGCATCTATAACCATCAGCCCAATTGGATGTACGGCATCTTACGCAGCGGGCGTTATTACCGTTACGGCCATAAGTGCAAATACCGCCACGATAGACGTAACCGCGACTTACGTCGGTCAGACTCAGGTTTCTAAGGTTTCGATAGTTAAGTTGCTAGATCCCGCACCCTCAACATCAAAAAATCTATCCTTGGTAAAGACCGACGTTAATTACAACGGCACCTCATATTTAACCACTGGGCCGACGCTCACCATGGTTGCTCCGGCTTCGGGCACAATCGAGTGTTCTGCGGCGTTTGAGTACATAATTACAAATGCACAAGCTTACACGCTCTACGGCAAAGTGCAGTGGCGCGTATCGGGCGGAACGTGGGCAGACATTGCGGCTGAGACCACGGGTGTCACAAGCTTTTACAACGTAGTCGATAACTATACTGAGCCGGGTGACCTGTTTCTGTCTTCGACAAATTATACAAAAACGGGCCTCACATCAGGTCTAACTTATGAGTTTCAAGTTCTCACTCGCAAGAGCGGGACAAACTCAGGAACCAACTTATCACTCAACGGTTCTTTTACGGTGGCACAGGGATGAAACTGATCAAAAACACGCAAAGCGGCGATACCGCGCTTGTCCATTCCCTTGACGGGTATGGGGACGAGTGGGAGATCCTGCGCGATAATGAATCGGACGATAATGTTTTGGAAAGCCGCTATGACGATGATCTCAAAGCGTTTGTTCCGGTCGCGGGCTTATACGCCGATAGGCGGCGCTATGAATATCCCGACATTAGCGATCAGCTAGACGCCTTTTGGAAAGGCGGCGATGCCGCTGAAGCAATGCGTCAAAGGATCTTGGCCGTCAAAGAGAAGTTTCCCAAGGACTAAATCTCCGAATCAAAGTGCATTGGCATTTGGCTCTATAAACGGTATGGATCCCGAGATCTTTACATAGGGGACATTTGTGTCGGATTCAGACGTCTTGGCTTTGAAACTGGAAGTCCTTCATCAAGATGTCGGGGAGATCAAATCCGCGCTGACAAAGCTTTCGGACGCCATCACAAAGTTGGCTCTTGTTGAACAGCAACAGTCGCAAACGGCGGACGCTCTTGAGCGGGCTTTTAAGGCCATTGGAAAGATCGAAGAGCGCCTGACAGCATTGGAGAAAGCCGCTCCAAAACACGGCGAGACATCCGCGTGGGTGGACCGCTTTATTTTAGCCATTATGATTGCGGTGCTGGGGTTCATCGGATCCAAAATAGGATTGATGACGTGAAACTCAAAATCGCCTTGCTTTTGCTAACCACTCCATCGCTTTTGCTGGCGCAAGCCACATCCACTGGGCCGACGGAATATGTCTATACCACAACCACGACCAGCACATCGGACAACACCAATACGTCCACCAGCACGAACACGAACACGAACAACAATAACAACACTTCGACCAGCACATCGACGAACACCAATAACAACGTGAACACCAGCACTTCGCTGAACACGAACAACAACAACAACGTCAGCACATCGACGAACACCAACATCAATCAAAATTCTGGGACGATGACGAACATCAACCAGAACACGAACATCAATTCTGGCACGATGACGAACATCAACCAGAACACCAGCGCCAGCACATCTGATAATACGAATCGCAATTTCAATACGGATGTGAGCAACAGCACCGTCAATCAAACGGTTACCAGCAACAATAACAACACCAGCACCTCGGTGAACTCCAACTCAAATCACAACTACAACAACGACACGTCGAACTCGACAATCAACAGCACCTCGACAGCAAACAACGTCAACCAGAACAACAACGTCAACGTCAGCGACAGCAAAAGCTACAGCGAAAGCGTGAATCGTCAGATAATTGACCAGAACATCAAGTCGCCACCGCCCAGCGCCATCGCGCCATCAATGATGTCCTACAGTCAAGATCTTTGCACCACAGGGCAATCGGGCGCTGTGCAGACGCAGATCAT